GTTATTGCCGGGACCGATGTACCATTGGGTAGTAGAATCTATTGCACTGTGGGGGGGTGAAGGTCACGTTCTCCGAGGAGTGCCTGAAATAGCTCTCGAACAGAATAGCTACATTGAGTTCGTACAAATGACGAATCGCTTAGCAACTACAGGCAGCATGATGGCTAGGGCCTGTAGTGACTACGCTGATTACAACATACTGCACACATTTGATAGGATGAAGAACCTCTGGCTCAGTCATGCCCGTGCACTAGATGTGAGATTGGGACTGGAAGCCAATCAGACAACAACTGATGAGCAGAGCATGTTGAATTTTGTGCGTAAGGCCTGCCGCTGGGCTGCAGCTGCGTTGAACGACGTGCAGGCCAAGATAGATGATGACACATACATTAGGCTGGTTCGTGGTTTGTGGACAGGGTGGCGGAGCACAATGTACATAAATGTGACCTTCAACTATGCTTACACTACAGCTCAGCGTCTCATGTTCATCAAGAAATTCGGGGTGGATCCATTGTCACGTTACAACGTTCTAGGCGATGACATGGAAGGGGATTCACCTTCACTGTGGACAGCCTTAAAGTTTGTTAGCCTCATAGATCCTCTTGGTCTGGACGCTCAGGCGAGCAAACAAATGGTGAGCATGCGACGAGCTGAATTCCTCAGGTTGATGTACCGCGATGGAGAGACAATCAGCGGTAGTTACTGTCGTGGCATCACCGGGTTCACGTCAGGTGATACCCAAACAAGCGCTCGTTATGCAGGGATCAAAGCCACCCAGAATGTGTGTAGTGGCATCAATCGGTTGATCAGGAGAGGAGGTGAGGCAGAACGTCTTGAGAAAGCCAAGTCGCTTTTGGTACGGCATTGGAGTGCAATCAGAGTAGGGAACAATATTTACAGACCCAGTGCTGATGTGCTGCGCTCACCCACCTGGCTGGGTGGCATGGGTGTGTGTCGCTATGATGGAAGTGATGCGCGATTTGTTGCTGTCAAGAGCGCACGGACTAGGAAGCCACGGTTTAGCCAGAAAAATTCACAGCTTTCCAAGCTTATGATAAAGAAAGGTTGGCACCTCGTTAGAGATTGGAACTCAAACTTCATCCCAACAAGTTCGGATGTAGATATGAGTGTCATGGCAAGCATCACACCGGCGGCGGTGAGGAAGGAGTATGTTACGATGGAACGTGAAGACACAAT